TGGTAATCACACTGTAACAGGAACGTTCACGGTCACTGGTGAAATCCTCACTGACGGCACCACCGGTGCCACTCTTACGTCTGCGGATGGCGGCACAGTCCGTTCAGACTTCTTCTTCTGGCCATACAAAAATCTATTCAATGGCAAGCCAGCTACGTCTAACTACGTTCTTTCTCGCGCCGGTGAGAACGACGAGTTCCACATGGTTGTCGTTGACAAGGACGGCCTTTGGACTGGTGAAGCTGGTACGGTGTTGGAGCGTTTCGAGTTTGTGTCGAAGGCTTCTGACGGACGATTCAGCAGCGGTGCCTTGGCATACTACCGAGAAGTGATAAACGAAACTTCGGGTTTCATTTGGTTCGGTGACTTTCCGGCTTCCGTTTCCAACTGGGGCGATCCTTCGGATGCGCTGAACGTTTCCTACGACGAAATCGGCATTCAGACTGACGACCTTAGTGACGGACTCACCGGTTCCGCTCCAACGGATGGCGACATCCTTCGGGCATACGATCTCTTTGCTGATCCTGAGAAGGTCGATATTTCGCTGATCCTCACTGGCCCTGCCAGTCAGGCAGTTGCGGTAGGCGTCATCGGAATCTGCGATGACCGCAAGGACTGTATTGCGTTTGTCTCCCCGGAGCGAGACGACGTAGTTAACAACACTGGAGACGAGGCGAATGATGCGAGAGAGTTCCGCGCTGGTCTGCCATCGACATCCTATGCGGTGATGGACAGCGGTTGGAAGTTCCAATTCGATAAGTTCAATGATGTATTCCGCTTTGTCCCTCTCAATGGTGACATCGCTGGTCTTGTGGTTCGCACAGACAACATTGCTGACCCGTGGTTCTCCCCAGCCGGATTCAACCGTGGGCAGATCCGTGACGCGATTCGTTTGGCATTCAATCCAAACCGACCGGAGCGTGACGGGCTCTATCAGGTTGGCATCAATCCTGTGGTTTCGTTCCCCGGAGAAGGCACACTTCTCTTTGGTGACAAGACCTTGCTTTCACGTCCAAGTGCGTTTGATCGAATCAACGTCCGACGTTTGTTCATCATTCTTGAGAAGTCGATCGCTAAGGCTGCTCAATTCAGCCTCTTCGAGTTCAACGATGAATTCACACGCACACAGTTTCGCCAGATGGTGAACCCATTCCTTCGGGAAGTACAGGGACGCCGGGGCATTACCGACTTCAAGGTTGTGTGCGACGAAACTAATAACACTCCTGAAATCATTGATCGCAACGAGTTTGTTGCGGACATCTTCATCAAGCCTGCCCGCTCGATCAACTTCATTCAGTTGAACTTTATTGCGGTTAGAACGGGTGTTGACTTCAGTGAGGTGGGTGGCTAAGCCTACATATTCCTAAAGGAGTTCTAACAAATGTCAATGAGAATCGACGATTTCAAGGGAGCCTTGGCTGGCGGGGGAGCAAGACCGAACCTGTTTCGTGTCACTTGCGGATTCCCAAATGCCTCTTCTAGCGCCCTTGCTACGGGACTAGGTGCCGTTGGTGGTGCCATTGGTGGTGCTGTTGGCAGCGTTGCCCAATCCGTTTCCAACGTACTTGGTGGCGGTGGACCCGCTCGCAAACTCAACTTTCTCTGTAAGGGTGCCAGCCTTCCGGCTTCCACGATCCCTAGCATTGATATACCTTTCCGTGGCCGTCAATTGAAGATTGCGGGCGACAGAACGTTTGCTGAGTGGACCATTACGGTCATCAACGATACGGACTTCGCTATCCGCGATGCGTTCGAAGAGTGGATGAATGTCATCAACGCTCACGTTGCGAACGTAGGACCGAGCGGTCTGAATTCTTACATTCAGCAAGCTCAGGTAGAACAGCTTGGCCGCGAAGGCCCTAGCCTCAATCCTACTTCATTCAAAACTTATCTGTTCGAAGGTTGCTGGCCGTCTGAGGTTGGTGCCATCGAACTGTCATATGACTCCGAGAATACACTTGAAGAATTTTCTGTGAACCTTCAGTACCAATACTGGACATCGAACACGACTAGCTAATACATTAGTCGCATAGTGAGGGTTTTTATGTTATGCCGATGAACCTATTTGGAATTCAGCTTGGGCGATCCCCGAAGCTCGCCAAGATTGAAAAGTCAAAAGAGTCGTTCGTACTTCAAGATGAAGCTGACGGCTCTATTACAATTGAACGCGGTACGGGTTACTTTACCAGTACCTTTCTGGACATTGGTGGTCAACCCGGACAGACCGACTTCGACCACATTATCACGTACCGCGAGTTGGCGCTTCACCCGGAAATTGACAGTGCCATTGATGATATTATCAACGAAGCGATTGTAGCTGACGAGAGAAAGCCGATCGTCCAGTTGAATCTTGAGGGGGTGAACTTCAAGGGTATCAACAACTCGGAGAAGATCAAGACAAAGATTCAGGAAGAGTTTGAATTCATCCTGCGAATGTTGAAGTTTCAGACGAGAGCGCATGAGAAGTTTCGTAAGTGGTACATTGACGGTCGTCTATACCATCATGTCATCGTAGACAACACCAACGCAGCGACACAAAAAAAGGGAATCCTAGAAGTCCGTGAGATTGATCCTCTGACAATTCGCAAGATCAAAGAGGTTGTCCGAGAAAGAGATGAAGAGACGGGCATTGAGCTTCCTCGAATTACAGACGAGTATTACATCTACAATGAAGTAGGATTTCATGATTCTTCAGGAGTCACTGGATCTACATCCAGTACCGACAATTCGGTAATGCAAGGCGTTCGAATCAGTATTGATTCAATTTCGTTCGTTCATTCGGGGTTGGTAGTTGAGCTTCCACAAAAGGGAGCCATAATGGTTCCGGGCAAGACTCGCAACAAGAGAGTCTTTGGGTATCTTCACAAAGCCCTCAAGCCCATGAATCAGTTGAGATTGCTTGAAGATGCGGTAGTGATCTACCGAATTTCGAGAGCGCCGGAACGTCGAATCTTCTACATCGACGTGGGTTCGCTCCCGAAGGTGAAGGCCGAAGCGTATCTCAAAGACATCATGAATCGTTATCGAAACAAGTTGACGTATGATGCGACAACGGGTGAGGTAAGAGACACAAGACGACACTTCTCAATGCTGGAGGACTTCTGGCTGCCGAGACGAGAGGGAGGCAAAGGAACAGAAATCACAACTCTACCGGGTGGTGATAACTTAGGCGAGATGGCAGATGTGGAGTTCTTCCTAAAGAAGCTCTACAAGGCATTGAACGTTCCAGTCTCTCGACTGGATCCCGATTCGGGTGTTCAAGGTTTGGGCCGAGCCAGCGAAATCACCAGAGACGAATTGAAGTTTTCAAAGTTCGTTTCGAAGATTCGCAACAAGTTTTCCGAACTCTTCCTAAGTCTGCTGCGAACGCAGGTAATGCTAAAGGGCATCGTAACCGATGCTGACTGGGAGCAGATGGCAGAGGATCTTCACTTTGAGTGGGCGAGAGATTCGCACTTCGCAGAGTTGAAGGATGCTGAGATTCTGCGTGAAAGACTGGACTTGCTAGGTAGTATTGGTGATGCTACGGAACAGGGATTCTATTCAAAGGACTGGATCCGAAAGAACGTGTTGAGACAATCGGATGAGGAAATCAAACAGATCGACAAAGAGGTAAAAGAGGACCAGAAGGAAACTGAGGAAGCTGAGGAAAACGGTGAGAATGGTTTCGGTCAAGAGGCCGAACCACAGCCAGCCCAGCAAGCACCCCAGCCAGCCTTGGCACCGGCCCAACCTACTCAACCAATCCCGGTAGTTATTCAGGAACCAGAGAAAGAACCAGAGAAAGAACCAGAGAAGAAAGCTGAGAAGAAAGAACCAGCTAAGAAGAAAGATAAGAAGAAGGAAACTGTCAAATGAGTAACGAAGTAAAAGACATGATCGCAGCCGCATCAAACAAGGACGGTGCGCAGTTCAAGGCAAACTTTGATGCGGCTATCGCCAACAAGGTTGCTGGGGCATTACAAATCCAACGTCAAGAGATTGCCAAGAACACATTTGGCAATATCCGCGTAGCAAGCAACGAAGAGTAAGCGAATGAAAACGTATTCTGACATCCGAACGCAACTTGA